CTTTTTTACGAACTGGCGTCCAGCGGGCGATTAGGTCCTGTGCCGGTCGAGCTGAACTCGAAGCGACTATATTCCATATTGGAACTACGCGAGTGGGTTCTGCACAAATGCCCGTCGCGGGAAAACTGGCTACGGAGAGCTCAGGATGGCGCGGAAAGAGTCTAAAACCGAAAAAGGACATAATGAATCCAAATTTACAGGGCTTTTTATACCGGCAGGAATTTTAGCGATGGGGAATTTGAGCACGATAGAGAAACTTGTGATTTGTGATGTCGAATATTTCGACAGGAACCGCAGGGATTATCGGTTTTCTAATGAGAGCCTTGCCGTGAAATTTGGTGTTGGCCGGCGGACGGTCCAAAAAGCAATAGGCCGACTCAAATCTCCAAAGTTTGGCTTCGTGGTAGATGACGCACAGTCTGGCTCTGGTAGATACCTTCGCCGACTAAAACTCAGCGACACGGGGGCTGCTTTGTTTAGTGCTGAAGGCGCAAAATCTGCGCCTTATGGCGCCGAAGAAGGCGCAGAATGTGCGCCTTATGGCGCAAAATGTGCGCCTTATGGCGCCAAAGAAGGCGCAGAATCTGCGCTAGAGACTACAAAGAGAGAAGAGAAGCAATTAGATATAAAAAGAAGAGGTCTGTGCCCGCCAGCTGGTTTTATAAAACCCACTACCGAACAGGTAACTGCCTATGCCAAGAGCATCGGCTTCAACCTTGACGGGCGTGTATTCTGCGATTTCTACGATTCGAAAGGATGGTCGGTCGGGAAGAGTAGGATGTGCGATTGGAAAGCGGCTGTCAGGACTTGGAAAAAACGGAAAGGTAAAAATAATGGAGAAGGTCGAACATATCGGCGGGATATTGAGTACCGTGCTGCCGAACGTGCCCCGGGCGCTATGGAAATCTGAAACGCGGGTATGCGCCTGCGGGGCCGTTATCGAACCAATACGATGGGTTGACAGTGAGAGGATACTGCATTGGCCGGGCAGATGCAAGGAATGTCGCAACCGAGAGAAGGAAATCGCGCAAGCGGTCGAACGCAATTTAGCAAGTCGGCGCTCACGGAGGCGAAAGGCTGATACTTTACGAAGTCGCATAGCTGAGAAGATACCACAATTATTTTATGGCGCCCACGTGCGCCACCTGTCGCAACCGTTAAGGGACAGGATGTTAAACCTGTCATCGGAGAAGGGCATTTTGCTATATGGGCCGCCAGGGGTCGGCAAAAGTTATTCTATGTGTGCGTTGTTGCGCCATTATATCGTGCAAGGCTATTCCGTTGAGCGGATAGTCTATGATGAGCTATGTCTGAAAATACGGCATACCTATACAAGTGGCGAAAGCGAACTGCGATTAGTCCGGCAACATCAGTCGGTCGATAAATTGCTGATAGAAGACATCGGGACTACTGTTGGAATTGGTTCGCAAGAGTCAAATTTTAGCCTGCGGATTTTTCTACTGATTTTGGACAAGCGTGTTGAGAATCTAAAACCTACGTTCATCACGACTAATAAATCACTTGACGAGCTTGGCAAAAGTTTTGACGAGCGCGTTGCAAGTAGATTAACGGCGGCGTGCGAAGTGATACCGGTCAAAGGTAGAGACAAGAGGAAATGGAACAGCTAAATTTTCAAATACTGTTAAATCCTTCGGTACCGGAATCAGACGAGCTGAGGCTGTCAAGGCAAGGTTATCGGATTTATAAGATATTCGCAGACGCTCATCGGTCAAATAGGCTGGTGGCGAATACAGAACTTGTGCAGGTCGGCCTTGGGTATGGAGGGCGCATATTTGAGCTTCGGCGGGCGCTGATACCATTGGGCTGGTGCGTTGACCTGATTAGAAAAGGCGGAAACGGATTAAATTACTATGCTATGATTCGCTTGGCCGAAAGCGAGTTTTACCGAAGTCACAAGGATAAGCTGTAGAGTGTGCATAGATTTATCAAATTAGAAAGGGCCCAGCTTGAGGGCGGTTTTTTCTTATAGCAAGGATGCGTAAAATGACTGAAAAAGTAGAAGTTATCAGAACAGAACATATTATTGCCCAAAACACCGTAGTAAAAAGCGCAGATGGTGCAACTCTTGAAGAATGGCAAGACTTTGGGCTGAAACTGGCGGCAGCAGAAAAGTATGTTCAGTGGTATTTAGGTTATTGGTGGAATTATGGGCATAAGAAATGGAACAGAAAAGCAGAGGAGTTTATAGAAAAACTGGGATATGAACGACATACGCTTGAAACTTATGGATGGGTTTATAATGCCTTAAAACCCTCGATACGTGTCGAGGATTTGAAATTTAATCATCATCGATTAGTCGCTCCCTTATCCGAACCAAAACAAATAACATATCTCAAGCAAGCCAACAATGAGAATCTTAGCATAGCCGCCTTGCGCAAAGTTATACGCAAGGGCGAAAATCCTCCCGTACCAATCCCAAAAGGCAAATATCGAGTGATTTATCCTGTCCCGCCTTGGTTTTATGCTGGAGACCAGCACGGCAAAGCTGAACCAAAAAAAACTGTGCTTGAGACACATTATACGCCAATGGATTTAGAAGATATATGCGCTATACCTGTTAAGGATTATGCCCACGAGGATTCAGTTTTATTTCTGTGGGTTACATCACCAAAAATATTTGAAGCCAGAGAGGTAATAGAAGCGTGGGGATTTACTTATAAGGCTATGTTCGTATGGGACAAAGTAAAGCATAATGTAGGGGGGTACAACAGTGTCCGACACGAATTGCTTCTTATCTGCACGAGAGGAGATTGCAAGCCTGATTCAAAAAAGCTCATAGATAGCGTTCAGACGATTGAGCGAAGCCAAACACATAGTGAAAAACCGGAAAGATTTCGAGAGATTATAGATGAAATGTACACCACTGGACCAAAGATAGAATTATTCGCCCGCAAAAAGGTTAAGGGTTGGACATATTATGGAAAGCAGGAGCTGGGCCGGTCGAACCACCTTCTCTCATTATCTTCGGCTCCGCACGTTTTATTATATCCAAAAAGCAAGGAAAAAACAAGATTTTCAAGGAAACACGGTTTTTGAAGCAATAAGACAGGAAAGCAACGGACTCGGAGTCCGTTGATACCGTTTTGAGGCAAAATAATGACGAAAAAGAACGAAACGAAAATCCCTGCCAAACAGCGAAAATCCGCGGGTTATAAGAAACCGCCTGTATCCCATCAGTTTCGGCCAGGGCAATCCGGCAATCCGTCCGGCCCGCCAGTTCACCGTACGCAGCTCTGGACTTACTTCTGTCGCTTTATGGCTATGACCGATGCCAAAATCGCAAAACTGAAAAAAATGACGTTGAGCGAACAGGCGGCTTTGAAACTTGCAAAGAACGCAAAGCTCGGCAAGTTTTCTGGCTCAGGGCGGCTTATGAGATACGTTGTCGATCGTGAACTCGGCAAGCCAAAGGAGCACGTTCAAATTGAAACGGCGGATACGCTAAGCGATGACGAGTGCGAAGTGATAAAAGAGATATTGCGAAAGAATGGTAGCCTTAACTGATAAAATGATTCGTACTGCCGGCGAAGCAGTCTTGATGTATAAACCGCTGCCGGCGATGCGCAGTTTTCATAGAAGCCAGGCAAAGTATCGCTGGCTGCTTGGCGGCAATAGAAGCGGCAAGAGTGAAGCAAATATCGGCTTCGACTTATGCTCGTATTCGCTGGGCGTTCACCCATACCGGAGAACACCAAAGGATGCCGTGATTTGGTGTTCGACTGATACCTGGAGCTTGGTTGGAAAGCTCCTCTGGCAGGAGAAAATTAAAAAGTATCTGCCCACGAATCAAATTGCCGGTATCGTATGGCATAACCGAAACGATGGGATACCGAAGGAAATAAAACTTGCGAACCGGAATGTTATCGAGCTAAAAGCCTACGACCAGGGGCGCCGGATGTTTGAAGGCCGAGAGATAAACGCCTTTTATGGTGATGAGCAGTGCAAAAGCGATTCGCAAGGTATCTGGCAGGAAGTACAGGCCCGGCTTCTGGACCGTAACGGGTTCTCTGCGCAGACTATGACACCTATAATTTTTCAACAATGGTTCGAGGAGAGAATCAAAAGCCTGCCGGCAAGCGATACTGTGCATTATGCTAACCTGAACGACAACCGGAAAAGCAGAAACGGTTATATTGACGATGCAGAAATCGACCTGATGATAAGCGAATGGCCTGGCTCAGTTCAAGAGACGCGAATAAAGGGACATTTTGCGGCGTTTCTCGGTGCGGTTTATAAAACATTCGCAGTCGATACGCACGTTTGCAAGCCGTTTGATATACCTTCGGGCTGGTCTCGTTTTCGGTCGATTGATTTCGGATATAATAACCCGTTTGTGTGCCTTTGGCTTGCTCGAAACGATGATAGGCAGTGGTTCATATATTCCGAACATTATCAGGCGCGGGAAACTTTGGCTTTTCACGCTGAACGCATAAAGCAGATAAGCAGGGATGAACGGTATCGAATGAGCTGGGCGGACCACGACTGTCAAGACGCAGCGGAATTACAGGCGTTGGGTATCACCACGCAGCCGGCACGCAAGGACATACACCTGGGCATCGAGGCTGTGCAGGCGGCTTTGAAGATACAATCGAACGGCAAACCACGCTTGCAGATATTCTCCGATTGCAAGAATACTATCCGCGAACTTGTTGGTTATCGCTGGGCCGAAGGGACGGAGACCGCAGACGCAAAAGACCTGCCGTTGAAAGTTAACGACCATTGCTGCGATGCTTTGAGATATGGGATTTATGGAATTGAGGGGAAATAATTATGCAGAGGCAGGACAAACTCGATATTGAGGAACTGAAAAAGTACCGGAGCTTTATCGTTGGTATTGCTACGCCGGCGGGAGAGCAGGCAGGC